GAGATTGCGGATGTGATCGTTCCACTGATACCCGCAGCACTCGCACTCGTACCATGCGAGCTTCTTGTGCAGGATCTCCTTGGCATCTCGTATGCCTTCAGGAACCCTGATCCGATCCTTGATCATGATCTGGGCGGTCCGGCAGGCAGGGCACACGGCCTTGAACTGGTAGATTGCCTGGGACTGGTTTTTCATGTCCTTCCAGATAGTGCCCTCGTCTTCGGTGCCACGAGGCTTCGATACCCGGATGATCTTGGAATCGTGCTGGTACGAGATGGTCCGCTCCTCCATGGTGGAGACAGAGGACTTATCCATGTTGGCGTCTTCCTCGTCGATCATGAGAACACGCAGCGATACCGAAGACATGGACGATTCCGAGCCCGACCAAAGCCCGTAGATGGTGGCCCCCTTGAGCAAAAGCTTGGTCTTCTGAATGGCCTGCTTGTCCGGGATCAAATCCTTTCTGAGCATGGGTGATTTCAAATAATGCTTGCCAAGCTTTTCCTCGAAGATCCTGGCCGCGGCCTTTTCGTCGGGCATGCCGATGCCGGCAGATGCAGGGTCACGCCAAATGTCAGCGGCAACACATGCGTACCCAATAGAGGTCTTGGTGGTCTGGGACGGTGCGACAATGAAGATTTTCCGCACGCATGGACGGTCCCACATATCCATGATGCCCTTTGCATACGGGGCCAGATTGTGCTGAAAATACTGACCCGCATACGGACCGGCCACGATCCGGAAGTTCTTTTCAGCCCATTCGGCAGTGGAGACGCGGGGCCTGGATTCCAGGACCTGAATCTCACCGGGCAGAAGAGTAAACGGAGGCGGCAGGTAGGACATCAATCATCCCTCCTGGAAAGGATGAACCGGGTTCGAAGATTGTCGACCAGGGCGGGATCCCCGTTGACCAGGTCGATGGCCTCGAGGGTGATCTTTTCGGCATCATCGTCGATGCCGGCCAGATAGGATTCCCAGGCGGACGCCATGTCGTCGGTGAACCAGGCCCCCTGGGCGTAGGAGCTCAGAGCATCCTTGAGCCGCTGACGAAACATGGCCACCAGTTCGGATGATCTGGAAAACATCCATCCGGCCAGCTCCTGAGCCTTGGTCTCGTCACCCTCCACTAGGGCGACCAGTTCCTTGGATCGCTGATCATCGCCGCCAAAGATAGCGGCCACATCCCCAGAAACCTCCTGAATCCAATTCGCCAGATGCAGCCTGAGCGCCTGGGCCCTGTCGGCCAGCTCCCGGCCCACGGTGTCGGTCCGCACATAGCGCCCCTTCTCCCGCTCGTACAAGAATTCGTTGCGCCGAGCCTGGACCTGTTTCAGTTCGGCATCGGCTTTAACCCGAGCCTCCTGGTAACCGCCCGGCTCTTGGGCCTCGCCCAGGGGGAGATCTAGCTCTCGACTGGCATCTATTTTCTTGCCCAAAAAATCGCGAGCATATCGATGCACGCTCAAGACGGAAAATCCACCACCGCGCCGAGGTTTCAACTTGCCATCGTTGATGTGGTTCGTGACTGTTTGCCGAGCCACTTTGTATCCGGATTCTGTCAAATATTTGAACACCTGAAACGCATTTTCAAATACGGTAGGTTGATCCTTTTCGGTGTTACCACTTTTCGGTTCGGTATTACTTTTTACACCCACGTAATAGACCTCGCTTTTCCTTCTTTACAGCACTTGTGGCGGGCCGGGTTTCCGGCACAACCCCTTGAAATTGCACGAATGCTAAAATGCTAAAATAATTTTCCGCCCTCACCCGCGCAAGTCTTGCGCTCGTGTCGACCCCTACGGTGAGGGGCCCCGAAAGAACCTACCTTTTCTCGGCGAGCGGTCCGGCTTCGGGCAAAGTCATCAGGCCCATTTCGATCAGGGCGGTCAGATCCTCAAATGCGACGTGGTACAGTTCCTCGGCCCGTGCCGATATCTCCCATCGGCGGCGGGCTGCATCCCCGGCCTCTGGCCGAGCCAAGGGCGGATCGAACCGGATGCCCGGGGTGTCGTCGATCATGCAGATCCGAATGCCCATGCTTTTATTTCTCTTCACGTACTCGCTGAGCTCGACAACCTTTTCGCTGTCTCTCCACGTGATTTCAGGCATGGGTTCGACCGGGGCAACATCGTCGGCAGGAGTAGCAACAGGGACCTCCTCGAGCTGCGCATCCTTTGCGCAGCCTCGACTCCCATACTTTCCTGCAAGGATCTCGAAACTCATACTGCCCCCGTGGTGGTCCGGGTGGTCCGGGTGCGGTCCGGGTGGTGGTCCGGGCTGAAACCCGCATGGTTACTAGCTCGGTCCGGGTGGTCCGGGTATTTTTTTACAAAACCAAAAAACCTTGTCAGGGAATCATAACGCGCGCATGTGCGTACGCGCGTACGCAATAAATCAAATTCACCCGGACCACCCGGACCACCCGGACCGCCTATTGAAATCATTGGAGATCCGTGGTCCGGGTGAAACCTGTTTGCCCGGACCGCACCCGGACCACGAATCTCCCAAACATCCATCATGCCGACCTCATCGTGCACGTTTCGGACACCCGCCATACATGACGTGCGCCCAGTCCCAACAGGGGTGCAGGGGATCGAGTGTGCGGCAAAACTAGACATTCATCGGCTCCGAAACGACCTGAATACCATCCAGCCTATAAACGCGCTTCCCGTGTTCTCTGGGCCGGCGCTGAGACAGGTTGGCCTGGGCCATCTGCAATTCTCTGAAAAAGTTTTCCTTGTTCCGCGGGCTATATCCGTTTGTTGAACAAAACGACTTGTATTCCTTGAACAGGTCGTCCTTGATGCACGAGTATCCATCTCCAGTCGCGCAACAGTCCTCGATGAAGCAAAGAATAGGGTTGTTCGCCCGCTTGAAGGACATCTCCTCGATGTCCAGCTCTCGCGACTCAGTAAAGTGCCCTTGGTCAAGCAGGCGGAACAGCCCGGCCAACGCCCATGAAAAAATCTCCGAGAGTTCTCCAACCAGCGTGTCCACCAAGTTTCTGTCGATCTTATCCCCAACAAATTGCTGCTTGAACCTGATGATCTTGAGCCGCCTCAGCAGCCCGTATGAGTTATCCCGCACCCTGGGCGTCTGGTTGCCTGCAAAGATCTGCTTGCAGACTGGATCAAACTCGAATGGCTGTTGGTGCTTATACGATGCAGATATGGTGTCGCCAGTCACTATGGCCTTGAAGTACGGCGATTCAACGGCCTTGGCGCCTGTTTCCGTTGAGATGTTAACAAGCTTGTTATACAGGCTCGCCCTATGGAATTGGTCTTCCAGATCGGCCAGGGCAACGGCCGAGCAGTTCGCGGCCCCAACCAGAGCGCGCAAAATTTTCAGCATCACGGATTTGCCATCAGAGCCAGGGCCCAACAAGAAAAGGGCAATGCCAAACGCCGTGGACCGTGTCAGGCAATACCCGAAAAACTCCTGCAGAAAATCGATAACCTCAGGCGTCTGGATGGTCTCATCGAGGAATTGCATCCATCGGTTGCACACCTTCCCGCTCTTGGGGTTGTACTCCACGTCCAGCGCGATGGTCGCGTAGTAGTCTTTCTCGTGCGGCTTGAAATCACCCGTGGTGATGTTCAACATCCCGTTTTCCAGACACAGCCAGTCATCCATGTCGTTGACCGCACGGCCCGATGGAATGTTCGACAGTACACGCGCCTGGAAGGTGGCATCGTTTACCCTTCCCTGGTCGGCTTCCGTCCCCAGGGCCAGCACGGCCAGCCTTTTGATGTGGTCGATATTGTAGGGTTCCCAGAACTTGTTGTTCCACCGGTAGACCTGCCCGGTATCCGGGTCGTGAAGGATGGGCACGTCCTGGATCAGCTTGTCAGCCAACAGCCTGGGCTTGAACGACAGCCGCCCATTCAGCCCTCTGACAAAAAATTCCATGGCCCCGGAGTCTTCCTGGGGCGGTTTGGGGTTGTCCTGCTCCCTGGCCTGCAAAACCAGCTCCTGAAAGTCCTTGGCCGTCTTCTTGTGCCGTACAAAGAAGTCCGTCAGGTCCTGCCCGCCATCCTTGGGCCACCAGCCATCCTCCAGCCTTCCCATGAAGTGCGGCCATTCCAGCAGCCGTATCGATTTGGCCGCGGTCACCAGGTTGTCGGCAGCCTTGGCCGCGTATCTCTGGCCGGGTTGATCGGCATCATAGGCAATGATCACGTCACGACCCCGCAGGGCCTCGATCTGATCCTTGTCCCATTTGTTGGGCTTTCCGGTCTGGGTGATGGCGTTCAGCCCCTGCGACAGGGCGCACAGGGTGTCTGATTCGCCCTCGCACAGGATGACCTGCCCGTCATATAGGGGAGCCGGGGGGAACAGCCTGTTTTTGCCGAATCCCTTACCCCAGGACATGATCTTGCGCACCTTGGCCCCGGGCTTGTACAGCCGGATATTCCGCAAATGTCCGGCCCGATCCCGCACAGGCAACGCAACCCGGTCCGGGGACGTGGAGTCCCGGACCTGCCCGTCTTTGCCCTGGAACACGGACTGGATCCTCAGGTCCATGATCTCCATCACCTCGGGTGACCACCCCCGCAATTCCTGCAGCCTGGTCACCCAGGACGGTGGCAACGGTTTGCACCGCGCCCAGACCTCTTCGGGGATGATGTTCCCCTTGGCCGGGCCCTTGCCCTTCTTGACGACATGTTCCGGGGAGAACTGCTCCACAAACGCCTTGAATCCATCCTTGTCGTCCAGCCCGTTGACAAGGCAGTAGAGCTTGACCAGGTCCCCGCTTTCAACACAGTTGGCCAGGCACTTGAAAATATCCTTGGCCGGGCAATACCCGAACGACGGGTTCGAGTCCTCATGCAGCGGACACAGCCCGTTCATCCATTCCCCGCTTTCCTCGCCTTCGGTCACGGTGAACAGAGTGGCTGCAATTCGTCGCCTCTGGCTCTCGGTCATGTGTTCCAGTGCCCAGCCCATGCTTACCCCCTATCCTCGGTATGGATCGACGGAACCGGCCGCATCCTGCCCCCGCATCGAGGACACGAGATTTCAAGGACCGTGTCGCCGTATTCATCCCCTGCACTGCCCAGATTGTTCACCCGGACCTTTTCGCCGCACGATCCGCACTCGTAACGGATGAAGCTGGTTGAGTTCATCACCTTGGCAAAGATCTGCATGTCATCGTCCTTGACCCGCCACTTGCCATCCTGCCGATCCAGGACCTGTCGCAGTCGATAGATCTTCTTGCGCTTCCATTCGTCGATCTCCTCGCCCATGATCACCCGCAGCTGCTCGAGCATGATCTCGACATCAGCAGCTTCCTCGGCCACCTCCTCTTCGGACTTCCGGCCTCGCAGCAGATGCAGCGCGGCTGCTGCGAGCTCCGAGCACTCTTCTGCCAGCATGGCGATCTGAGACGCCTCGCCCCATGTGTCCAATGCTTCTTCGTAAATGTTCATCCTCTGGTCCTCACACAAAAGTTGATCACCCCCCTGGCCCAGGCCACGGTGTACCACCCGGACAAAACCACCAACCCCCATTGCTCATGCTGCACGGTGGTGAACAACCAGAACGGCTGGCCGGCCAACCCGGCAACGTATCCCCACTTCCGGACCCTTGCCTTGGAATGCGATACCAGCCAGACAGCAAGGCCAGACAAAACGAGGATGATGATCTGAATGATTGATTCCATTTTTTTCCTTGGAAAACCCACCCCATCGGGCTATGTCCGACGTGGATTTTATGACAACCTTTTAACCCGATGGAGTGGATGATGAAAAAACCGTTATCGTTTGAAGAACACCAGGACCGAGGGCTCAAGCTGC